TCGTCAACGATCAGTGTTGGCCCGGTATCTTTCTGATATTGCCGCACTTTATCCGCAAGCCGAAGTCCGCCGTTAGGTACCCCAACAACATTTCCAAACCTCCAGCGTTCTCCGATCAGCATTGCAAGCGTTTCCAAGTCCTCATCTGTGAGCGAGTCACATTCGATCTTCCAAGACAGGCTAAGGCCCGCATGAGAGCGAAAATTCTTCATTACAAACAATGGCAATCTAACAAATTCACTCACGCGATTATCTCCATCGTTAGGCGTCTCCGCGCCAGATAGCTTCAAGGTAATCCTGGTCGTTTTGATTTGGCCAGCCAAGGCCGACCCCGGCACGCCTCCATCTCGCGGCATATTTGTTCACCCGGCGGCGTAACCACCAATATCGAATGTGCCGAAGCACAGGCCATTTTTTCATCTGGACATTATATCTTCAGTATTCAAACCGATCAACTCCATTTGTATTGCTTGACCCTGCACTTGCTTTCATTCGCGATATATCACCAACAAAGTTCTCGAACCGCATTCGCTCAAGAGCGGCGGTCAAATATACCACCCCAGTTGGTCCATTTCGTTGCTTGGCAACCGCAAGCTCGGCAATGCCCTTGTATGTGGAATCTGGGTTGTAAACCTCATCGCGATAGAGGAAGAGGATCAGATCCGCGTCCTGCTCGATCGCTCCTGAATCGCGAAGATCGCTCATTATTGGTCGTTTGTTGTTCCTTTGTTCCAAGCTGCGGTTGAGCTGAGAACAGGCGATAACGGGGACGTTCAGCTCCTTTGCGAGAGCCTTCAAGCTGCGGCTGATTTCTGTCACTTCGGCCACTCGATTGTCGGCACGAATACCTGGTACTCTCATCAGACCGAGGTAATCAACAACGATCAGCGAGAGAGGGCCATGCTCCCTATGTGCACGACGGGCGCGTGCTCGCAGCTCGGCAGGACTCAGAGCAGCAGTGTCGTCAATGCGAAGCCTGGCTGCCGATAATGTCCCAATGGCTGGCGTGAGCTTTGACCACTCCCAATCAGCAAGCGACCCGGTACGCAAACGCTGGAAGTCCAGGTGTCCAACCGATGAGAGTAGGCGTTTGCCAAGCTCATTTGACGACATCTCCAGGCTAAAAACCTGCACCGTCTTTCCCTGCTGAACGGCAACGTTCTCGGCGATGTTCATCGCTAACGTGGTCTTACCGGAAGATGGGCGCCCTGCAAGAATGATGAGCTGCCCAGGCTCAAAGCCAGTTGTCTTGGTGTCCAGTCCAGAGAAACCACTCGGCAACCCAACTATTTTGCCTCCTTGCTGATGGGCTGCCTCGATCTCACCAACAACCGCCGAAATCACATCGCTAATCTCGCGGGGACGGTCATTGCTCCTGGACTCCAGGCTGCCAAGCTCGGACAGGCTTCGCTCGGCTTCCGCGATTAGCTCGGACGCGCTCTGACCGTTCCGCTCAAAAGCACGGTCTTGGATCTCTGCACCAGCGGAGATCAGGTTCCGTAGGAGTGCAGCCTCGCGAACGAGCTTTGCGTAGTGGACAACGTTTGCAGAACTTGGCGTGTTCTTGGCAAGCTCACCCACGCAGGACAGCGTAGAAGCCCCCTGAAGCGTTCCGGCAGCGTCAAGGTACTCGGAGACGGTTACAACATCCAACGCGCTCTGAGCGGCTGTGAGAGCCTCCAGGGCACCGAAAATGATCCGATGGTCGCGGAGATAGAAGTCGGAGGCTTTTACCCTGCCGGAAATTCGGTCCCAGGCTCGTGCATCGATCAAGACTGCACCGATCACGCTTTGCTCTGCAGCTATCGAGTGCGGAGGAACGCGAATACCATTATCGTTAGCATGCATCGTCTTTGGTCTCCCTGTTGAGATTGATTCCGTGCTCGATCACCTTATCGAAATTCGAGCGCTTGACCAGCCAGTGAAGGTTGGCGCCTTTCCAGTCTCCGCGGCCCATCCACCAGTTATTTGTGCGGACGACTCCGAAGAGACCCTCCCAGAACTTCAGGCTTTGGTGCTTCTCGGCTTCAGTCCAGCGAGCCTTAAGGTTCCTTTCGCTTGCCGATCCCTTCCAGCGGCTCTCGACAACCCGCGGTAGCTCGGGAAGGACGCGATGATAGATTTCGATGATTTCCAAGTGCGGACAGGTCGGAAGCCGCGAAGCGGGTTTTGACGTATATTCTTTATCTGACGGTTCTACTGATGGTTCATATGACATAGCTATGTCCGATAACCCTACCCAGGATGTCCGATAACCCCCACAACTTAACTGACCCGTATGTCTGATAACCTCATCACTTACCAGACTCGCTTGTCCGATAACCTCACCACTTAACTGACTTGTATGTCTGATAACCTCACTGCCATCGGTGGTCTCCTCACTTATCGGACATTCAGATGTCTGATAAGTGGGGTGCGGCAATGTGCCCATGTCGAACTGATATCCGTTGGATGTTCTGCCACCAGAACGACTCTGGCCTTTCCTTCCGCGGTGCAAGACCGACAGAAAACCTCGCTTCTCAAGCTCACGAATATTGCGAGCTACCTGCCGAACAGATTGACCTAAGTCCTCGGCGATACGCTCTTGCCCTGGAAATGCGTATCCCTCATCATTCGCGTAGTCGGCGATGAGGGCGGCGACAGGCTTCAGGTGAATGGGCATGGCGGCCCGTAGGACGCGACCAACCAAGTACGCGCTCATAAATCCTCCCTGGCTGCCGACAACCGCATCCGTGCCACCTCGACGCGAGCCAGGTCCTCAGCAGACAGCGCTTTACCTGCCCGCCGATCCGCGTCTGCGATCCTCAAGACCATCCTCTCTACCTCAAGCGGATCAGTATCGCGCAGGATGCTCTCAGCGAAGCGCCTACCATGCATGGCTACAGTTGCAGATGCATAGGATGCTCGCCACGGATCAGCGTACAGATCGCTGAAGGTCAGACCAACAGCTGCCAGTACGTCATCGGTGGGGCATCCAGCATGGCAGTGGATAAGGATCTTGTCACCAGCTACACGGATGCTCAGCGATGGCGATCTGTCCTCGTGTGCAGGGCATAGGGCGGTCCATCGGTTATCGCCTGCAGGGCGGACTTTTTGTAAACGGTCTAGTAATTCAAGAATTGGCGTGTTATAATTCACCTGTTATTTCCTCTCGTAGATGACCCCCTTAGCGCCCGGCTGCCACCGGGCGTTTTTTTGTGGTATTAACCTACACTCTCCTGCTCCTTGCGCTCCTTGCGGCGCTCCATACGCGCGGAGGTTAGGCGGTCATAGAACGCTTGGCGCTCGGGGTCTGGCTTCCTATAACCACGTTTGGCATGAAAAGTCTTGACAAGCTCGCGTAGCTCGTCATCGGTGGCGCCATGGATAGTGGCATCAATCCACTCGGCGACCTCGGTTTCGGGCCAGCCGGTCAGTCGAGGGCCAATAGGAACTGGCTGCGGAAAACGTCCGTCGCGAACACGAGCATAAACGGCGGACCTACTAAGCCCGACCCGCTCCGAGACAGCGGTAAATCTGAGAAGTGAAGACATTACGAGCCTCAAACAAAACGGTAGATAACCCCAGCCAACTGGCATGGGGACCTCTTACTGTCTTGTTCGGCTGGTTCGCCCGTAACTGGCGATTTGGCTATCCATCTTTGGCGACCCTGATCCTACCCACCGAACAAGGTAAGTAGGCTAAGTCTACACTAAGCTTTTACGTTTTACAACGTTCGCGTTACTCGCAACCTTCCCACAGAGACGCGCTACTTCCACAGGGATAGCCAGGGCCTCGCGCGATGGAAAAATCGACGGGAATTTTGTTTTTCGGATGGTGGCACAGCAAATTGCTGAAGTGTCTGCAGTACAAACATCCTTCTCGGCGAGGGTCGCCGAGGGGTATGTCGCTACTACCCCTCATCGTGAGTCACCATCGCCGTGCAGCGAGCCGAGCGCTTTGCGCACCGCCAGTTTGTCAGCATTAGCGCCCATGAGATCCTCTGGGTCTACGTGTAACGCATCGCATATCCGCACGAGATACCAGAACACATCACCGAGCTCGTCTACGATGCCGCTTCGCCGTGCCCTGGTGTCGCCGTCGCGGTAAAGCTTCTTGGTTTTGTTGGCAACCTCTCCAGCCTCACCGGCCAGTCCGAGCGCCAGATACATGATTTCCAGTTTCCCGCCTTCCAGAGCCTCAGGATAGACGGCGGTTGTTCGAGCAAAATTTGTGTAGTCGCTTATATTCAATGGATTTTCCACAAAAAAAAGCCCGCCCCGAACAGGGGCGAGCACAATTACCACCAAAGGAGACCAGAGAACACGACAGTACCGCTGTCGTACCGGGGACCACCTGCTAGGGATGGGGAGGGGACCCACGCAAGCACTCCGAGAACCGCACCTCCAATCGCGATCGGCATCAGCCGCCCACGCGCAGCATGGTTGCAGATGCGGTTCTCGCAGAGCTCACGCCAAGGCTCATGCGGCATTTCCCCTCATCGCCATCATGAGCCCATCTAAAATATCAGGGCGCAAATCAGCCACGGAGACCCGTCCAGATGTCGCCCGTGAGATATTGATGGCGCTTTCAACGCTTATCCCGCCGCCGAGAGCCCACTTGGAGACTGCGGCCTGAGATACCCCGCAGGCTTTCGCGAGAGCAAGCTGGCTCCCGGCGATCCTGATTGCTTCTTGCACTGGCGTAGTCATTCCGAGATACTACAACCATAGTCGTGCCTTGTCAACCCTCTGATCATGGAAAAATATAACCGAAGTGTTGACAGGTAGAAACCTAAGTTGTATGGTTACCTTAACAAGCAGGAGCAGCCGAAATGATTACAAACCACCAAGAAGAAATCTCAGACGACGAGATCAACAGATATGCAGCATGGCTCTGTGAGAAGCCGGTAAATGATGTGTTTGCACTGCTTTCTGCAGCTAAGCGCAAGCGACCTGATCTGCAAATCTCAGCCATGAACATACGATCTCTGATTGAGGATCAGATAGGATATGCTGCTGAGATGATCATTGAATCAGGAATTTGGAGGGACGAATCATGAACACCAGCCTAATCCTTAGCATTGTGGCCGGAATCCTCATGACACTCTGCACGGCGGCAGTTGCGGCTGCCTGTGTCGCCGTTGCGATCGCCCTGATCTGGGGCGCATGTTGGCTCGCCGACTGGCTCGGCGGAAAAAAGAAATAGACGGAGTAACAAATGATCACAAATCAAAAAACAGACCCATTTGAGCCACCATGTGTGCTCTATGATTTGCCATTTTCGGATTATCTGGCGCTGCCAGCTGCGTCATCTCATGCGCTTGGGACGCTATTAGCGAAGAGCCCGCTGCATGCCCGCTCGGCCCAGAACAAACCGAGTGAAGCGAAGAGCTTGGGAACACTCACACATGCCATGCTACTCACTCCTGACACATGGCGTGATGAGGTGCTGATCAAGCCTAAAGTCAATCGCGCGACAAACGCAGGGAAAGAGGAGCTCATCGAATGGATGCTCAGCATTGTTGGCGACCCTGGCTACGATGCGGTTGAGCACTTTTTTGCCGCCAAGAAGACCGGAAAAAATTATGATTCCATGCTTGGAGCTCTTGAGCCGCTGCTCGCAGCGACCGGCAAAGACGTGGTTAGCGCAGATAAGGTGCCGATCGCAGAGCAGATGGTTGAGAGCGTGCTCTCAAAGGGTATTGGGCGCGTGCTCTTCGAGTCCGGCATCCCTGAATCGACGATGATGGCGGTTGATCCTCGCAGCGGAGTGCTCTGCAAGATTAGGCCAGACTGGCTTCCTTATGGCCACGAGGTTATCGTTGACCTGAAGACGGCTGCATCGGCATCGTTTGAAGATTTCTCGCGAGCTGCATATCGGTATAGATATGCGATCCAAGCGGCTCTCTATCGAGAGATTTATCGTCTAATTATGTTGCATAAACGACCACCATTCCTCCATGTTGTCGTCGAGAACGAACCGCCATACGACTGTGCCATCTATGAGATGGACAATGAGGCATTAGAGTCTGGCGATAAGAAAGTCCGCCGCGCTCTCGACATCTGGGCGCAATGCGAAAAGAGCGGATATTGGCCAGGGATTGGATACGACTATACCGAGCGAGAATATCGCATCGAGAGTTTGAGTCTGCCCAAATGGGCGCTTTGAGATAACCATTTTATGTCACAAGAACTTACTACTGATGTGCAGCGAAAGAAATCACTTCTGGTTTCTATGGCTGCGAAATACGGAATGGATGCTGAAGCATTCAAGAGCACTATAAAGGCAACCGTGATGCCGAGCAATGCAACGAATGAGCAAATGGCTGCATTTCTGCTCGTAGCATCTCAGTATGACCTGAATCCTGTCACAAAGGAGATCCATGCATTTCCGGCCAGGGGCGGTGGCATTACGCCAGTAGTCGGAATTGACGGCTGGATCAATCTTGCTCAAAGGCGCATTGAATTCGATGGAATGGAATTCGACTTCACTGATGATGATTCCGGGTCTCCGGTATCATGTACATGCCGTGTGTATCGCAAAGACCGCACACGACCAATCGTTGTTACGGAATATATGGACGAGTGCCGGCGCGCAACCGATCCCTGGAAATCACATCCGCGGAGAATGCTCAGGCATAAGGCTGCAATTCAAGGCATCCGATATGCTTTTGGGTTCAGCGGGATTAGGGATGAGGATGATGCTGAAATCATCTACGCCGGAGAAGCGATGCGCGTCGAAGATCACGCCTCTACGGCTTCAGCCAGCATCATGAGCCAGGCCAGGCAAAAGAAGTCAGCGGAGCGACAGCACGAGTGGCCAAAGGAGCTTGAAGGAGAGTGGGTAGATTCTAGGGGAATCATATTTAACCCAGAGATACACGGTGTAAGAGGCTCGACCCCTGTGGTAACGGATTCTGGGGAATTCAAGAAGCGCCGCGGATGTGATCCAGACCTGCACGCGAGGCTGGAGCAAGATGCTTTTGAAGCGATGTGTGACGAACACGATAAGGCGGAGATGAAGATGCAGGAGCAACAGAAAGGAGTTGAGTTAAACCCGGAGATCCGATCTGCCATCGAGAGGGCAACCAACGCCGAGGACCTCGCAGACGCGGAAGACATGCTGCGCGACTTCGAAGGCCCATCAGATCAGCACGAAGAGCTTGTCAGGCTTGTTGCTGCGCGCCGTCATAAGCTGATGCAGATCGATCGCGGATAACGACATTGCCCTGCCAACACTACGGCAAAAAAATACAACCAAAGTGTTGACAGGGCATAACCCATGTTGTACTCTTAACTTAACGGAAAGGCCACGCGCGCTAAACAGCGCCGAAGAAGGATTGCGAATTAACCACTAGCTTGATGCGCTGTTTAGCGTCTCATTGAGCAACTTGTTAGGTGCGATATGTCTGGATTAGACAATTACGACCAATATTCGCAGTTAGACCCAATCGAGGAAGCAGATAAGTTCCTTGGTATGGCACCAGAAGAGTGGGGACCACCACTCACAAAGAGAGAGAATATGTTGCTGCAGCTGCTCCGTGATGTGCGCGAAGCACTTGAAGAGGAAACAGGTCTGTAGAGCATAACGAACACGCAGTAACGGCTGAAACGAAAGGGGGTTGACATGCACTTGGCACAATTCATCGAGATCTTGAATGAGATCTACAGCGAGCGCGGAGACATTGAAGTGGTACGCCTAACGCACGCTGGCGAGGTTCGCGCTCACCGAGGGCCGGAGATGGCGCATCGCCACATCCGTTACAAGGGGCAATTAACCACATACGAGCCGGAAAGGTCCGTTCCTGTGGTCAAGGTATAGAGAGGAGACGAGAATGTATAGGTTTGATTTGATTGGATTTTGCGGTCCAGCCGAGGTCGGAAAAACCACCGCCGCATCAATCATTAGCTCCGAGCTCGGATACCGCATGCTCGGATTCGCGGACCCGATCCGCGAGACTGTGCTGCAGCTAATCCCCGCATGGGACGACTGTAACATTGAGGATGGCATAGACATCAGGAACTCACTTCTGCGGCGGTCTCCGCGCGACCTGATGCGAATCATCGGAGACCACGCACGCAGCTTACAGTGGGACATTTATATCCGCAGGGCCGAGCGTAGAGTTTCGGCGTTGCGTGAGGAAGGTGTTCCAGGAGTCGTGATTCACGACCTGCGAACGGAGCAGGAGGCTAACTGGGTGCGCGAGTATGGAGGTAGGATTATCCACCTGAAACGTGATGGGGTGAGCTATCGCGCCGACCACCCAACTGAAATGCGAATCTATCCGCAGCCTTGCGATACATTGATCAACAACTACGGCTCGATCAATGGTCTTCGAAGGAAGCTGCTCTGCCACCACAGGAGTATATCGTCATGGATAGGGATTTAAGTGTTCGAGTGGATTTTCTACTGGAAAGCCTGTGGGATGTTTATGGATCGCTCGGGCTGTGGGATATGGTCGCAGCTGGTTTATTCAGCGCAAAAATGATGATCCTTTACGACTTTCAGAACCGGGGAAAGTGCGCCGATATTGATCTCCTCGCAGCGATCGCCCGCAGGCATGAAAGAGATGGCTACAAACCCAGGAGTTAACCATGAGCTATGACTCTCAATCGCTTGTCGAGCAGATCTACATAGCGCTGGTCCGAGCAGACATGGGCTTACCAACCTACGATCGCCGGCGCTGGGGGGCACATGGAAACCAGGGACTCGTCCGATTCCCACGTTACCGAGGCCAAATTAAGCGCGCCAAACTACCACAACCACCGACAGAGGCATGATCAAGGAGAATTGAAATGAATCTTGCAACCTCCAGAAATCTAACGACCAACGAAACAATCCGAGCGCTTGATGCATCATTGGATCACCAATTATCGGAAGATGTTCGTGAAGCATTAATTTCCAATCTGACCGAAAACGCCGATGCGCTTATCGATGCTCGATCTCAGATAGAGACCCTCAAAATGAGACTAAAATCTGCGTATTTTGAGCTGGATCAGGTAAATGCGCAGCTTGAGCGGGTCAAGGTTTCGCTGTTCAGGGCAGTGCTTGTCAAAAAAGGAAGAGGATTGATGTCGTGAGGTTTCTAATCCCAAAGGCTAAACTACGGACGGCACTCGACACAGTGAGCGCCTGCGTCGCACGCACCAACACATTACCGATCCTTGATTATGTCCTAATCGAGCCGATCCAGGACGCGCTGAGGATCTCCGGCAGCAACCTTGAGACCACACCGACGGTTGACATCCAACTGGAAGGCATCGAGCAGGCACCATCTTGGACGGCCCCTGCCCACAAGCTCAAGGCCATAGCAACCGCAGCACCAGATCAGGAGATCGCGTGTAGCGTGGGCGAGAACAGCCTCACGCTTACTAGCGGATCTAGCCGCTGGCGTCTACCGACCCTATCAGCCGATCTATGGCCAGAGAGAAAAAACTATAGCGGCCTACAGGAGATCTCAGTGGGTGCTGAAACGCTTCGGAGAATGATTGCGGCAACGCTTCCATCCGCCGCGAAAAACGACGTAAGGTATTATCTTAATGGAATCAACTTTGAGTCCGAGGGTGGAGAGCTCACGGCCTGCAGCACAGACGGACATAGGCTACATGCAGCAAAGGCTGATGTCGGCTACCCTGACGGAATCAATCTCATAATACCGAGACAGGCCGCACAGATAATCGAGTCTGCATTACCTGTGGATGGCGATGTTGTCTTTACTTATGGCCATGGGATTGCGCGGGTGTCGTTTCCAGGGGTCAGCATCGACACCAAGCTGATCGACGGACGCTTTCCGGATTGGAGACGAACTATTCCAGCATCCGAAGCCGCTTGTCGCGTAGATGGAAAAATGCTGACAAAAGCGATTGACAGGGTAGCTCTAACCGCAAACCAGAACCATGCGATCCGGCTCGACTTTAATCCAGACCATATTGTGGTCGCGGCCAGCAGCGCGGATGGTGGAGAATCATCAGACCGTGTAGACGCAGAATACGACGGTAATGCTATCGTCATTGGGGTCAATTCGATATATATGGTTGCTGCGCTCGCCGCGATTGGCGGAGTTGTGAGCATCGGAATAACAGATGCTCAGACAAGCCTTCTGATTGGCCCAGGAGATCCTCCTGATGATGGAAGCGTTGATGTATTCGCAGTAGTTATGCCGCTGAGGTTATGACGATGGCCGGAAAACCATGGACACAAGATGAAATCTCAGTCCTAATCAGAGATTACAGGGACACTCCGACCAACGAGCTGGCAGAGCGCATCGGGCGTACAATTAAAAGCATATGTACGAAAGCTTTTAGTCTTGGTTTACGCAAGAGCGAAGAATATATGGCTGGCCAAAATAGCCCGGGTTGGAAGCCTGGCAATAACCTGGGACGCGCAACACAATTTAAGAAAGGAAGCACGCCTCATAATAAGGGTAAAAAAGGCTTTGACCCAGGTTGGAGAGCGCGGGCAGCCCAGTTCAAGCCTGGATCAAAACCGCACAACTGGCTCCCCGTTGGAACCGATCGAATCAATGATGCCGGATACCTAGAGCGCAAAGTAACAGATACCGGACATACGTGCAGTGACTGGGTCGGCGTACACAGACTTCTCTGGATTGAGCACTATGGACAGATACCAGAGGGGCACTATGTCGTATTTATCAACGGAGACAAGACCGACCTGAGAATCGAAAATCTAGAAGCGATCACCAAACGCGAGCAGCTCGCTCGCAATAGCATACATCGCTTTCCAGAAGAACTGGCCAGATTGTGCCAACTCAAAGGCGCTTTGCAGCGCCAAATCAACATGAGAATTAAAGCCAATGAAAAATAAAATAGAGGATCTAAGAGATCACCTGTTTGCAACTATCGAAGCATTGCAGGACGATGAAAAACCAATGGACCTCGATCGCGCAAAGGCGGTAGCAGATGTAGCACAAGTTCTCATCAATTCCGCTAAAGCCGAAACCGACTACCTGAGGGCGGTAGGGGCCACAAGAGGCACTGGATTCATTCCAGGATCTCCTCGCATCCCTGAGCATCCGCTTACACGTAACGGAGCTGCAAAGCTCCAGGACAAGCGAGACAACGGGATCGTCATCCAATCATGATTAACCATCCAATATTTGACATTGGGCAGACAGTCGCTCAATACAGCGTCCTCGACATGTATAAACAAAGACGGGATTGGCGGTATCTAGTCGAATGTAATAGATGTGGCCATGAACGAGAGATCAACCAAGGTGCGCTATTGGATGTGCAGCGAAGGCAATCCAGTGGATGCCCTACGTGCTCGCATCGCAAATACACGAAAGACGGGCTCGAATATGGAGAATCGGATCGCCTCAGACTATGGAAATCTACGGACGCATGTATTGCCGAGTACAACAGATTAATGCGCCAATGGCCTGTTCCAACGGAACAGAATGGTTATTGGCTATGGGCAGATCATCGGATGCTTTGAAGAACAGATGAAGATTAACGGATACCCCATTTGGCATTGCTGGGCAAGCTCATTCGACGAGGACTGCATAGAGGCTTCGCACTCGTACCCATACCTCAGATCAACCGAGAATGACAGCTTAGAGGATGAAGTGCTTGGAATCCCTAAGGCGGACTCGGAAGAAGAGGCATTGGCGAGATGCTTCAGGAGGTGGCTACGGCTCCCAAAAGAACGCAGAGGGGTTCTTGTGGTTGGTGCATCTCAACCAACAATGGGATGCGAGATTGAATATGACTAGCATTTAAAGGGTAATCGTGATGTTAACCACAAAAGACTATGAGCTAGAGCTAAAGGTAAAGAACGGACAGCTTCTCGCGAGAATGCGAGAGAATGGGCTAAGGACTGCCGCAGATTTATCTAGGGCGTCTGGTGTAAATCAAGTATTGATAGGAAAAATTCTTTCTCTCAAGCTTCCACTTTATATCTGTTCGCCGGTGAAAAATGAGATAAAGGTGCGCCCTGCAGCACAGAAGCTGGCTGAAACGCTTTTATGTACGCCCCAGGAGCTGTACCCGGAAGCGCATTGGTTTGATGGATTACCGAAGAACACGTTTACAGCAATGCTGTCGCGATCTGAAATGGAAATGATTACACACAGGAGCACCGGAGATCCTGCTGCGTTTCTTGAATACATGGAGGATGTTGAGTCGGTTTCTTTTGAAAATCTGTTAGATTCTGCTGACTTGAGTGAGAGGCAGCGAAGTGTATTAAAGATGCGCTATGAGGACGGCAAAACATTAGAAGCGATTGGAAAAGAATTAGGGGTTACGCATCAAAACATAAGATATATAGAGCGTGCTGCACTCCGGAAGTTTCGCGAAAAAAACAACATATATGGGGAGTGTAGCCTTTGGGAAAAAATGCGCGACGCTTTTGATTAGGTTAGATGTTAAATCATCATTCCTTAATTCTTGAGAAAATACGAGCAACCAAATGATCAGAAATTACCTAGTCTCAATCATAGTCGTGAAAACGCTCTTTGTAGACAGCGACTTGTACGACAAGCACCCGAGGGCCATCGAGACACTGGCCAGATTTCTCGGCCAAGAGGCGTATCCTACATTTGTCAGGCGCCATAGTCACACGTAACAAGAGGATAATAAACATGCTGTGGACAGTAGCCAGATTCCCGAACGGAGAATGGACAACCGGAGGAAAACCGAAAGACCTAGACTATGCGAATTGCGAGGTGTTCGTGGTAGATGCCGACACAAGAGAGAAGGCGAAAAAAAAGGCACAGGCCAAGCGCACCAGACAGCGGCGCGCGGATGGACTGATTCCACCGAAATCCTATACAAACCAACAAGGCGCAGGAGGAAGCATGACCGAAGAATTGAAGATCGATTGGCAACCAATTGACACCGCCCCTCGCGACGGCACGCCAATACAAGCTGATATTCCAGGGAACGGAAAAGACAACATCATCGCATGGATGGATGGCTTCATGGACGCGGCAGAGCAGGATTGTTGCGCATGGGTCTTCGTTGGAGACCAGGAGCCGCCAGACTGCTGGACTGATGGCGTGTGCTGGGCTTCGAACGAAAACGAAGAAAAATCTGTTGAACCAATCGCATGGAAACCAATTTCCAGCTAACAAGAGGCTGAGGATCACACAAATGCGCTTAACTCTTTTCGGAAAGGTAATGCTCTCTTATGCTCTCGTATGGGCAATCGCAATCTACCTTATCTTTTGCTAGGAAAAATTGAAATGTTCAAAAGCTGTATACGAATACATGACCACCACGCAGACGGCTCCAGAATGCGCCCTTCAGGGTCCTCTGACATGATGGAGCATTGGGCTTGGCGCCTAGCCTATGGATACCTTGGCACAGGTGAAGTGGCCATTGCTGGCGCTGAAGACGACGTTGGAATAGAGGTTTGGATCGGCCGGAGATTCTGGAAGACAAACCCACATGCGTTCGACCACATCATGCAGTTCGTCAAGAGCAACAATCTTGATGTTACGGTGTGCTCAGACGAGTGCAGGAAATGCAGCGGGAGGGAATCCTGCGTGTCACCTAACAACAAAGCTAATGCGGACTTGAACCGCTTGAGAGGTGAGATGTAATGGACATGAAGCCAACTGCTGAAGCGATAAAGGACAATGCGAAAACACTTCGCCTTTACGCTGACGAGCTAGAGGGGATAGCGCGTCGCATGATGGAGAAACAGGATATCTCCTACTCGGCTGATGCATTGCAAGCAATCTCTAACTGTATTGGCAACTTGCGGCTTGATTTGCTGGCGACCCGCCCAATTCGCGAGCTACAGAGGCGCACCACGAGCATAACCGAAATATGAAAAAGCTACTAATCACACTGGTCGCAGCAGCGCCTTGCTTTGCGCACGCTGATCCATTCACCACCTACGAGCAGGAGAACAATGCAGGCAGGCAGGAGATCTCGGTGTTCTCTCCGGAGATGAATCGGTTTTACCACGATTCTCTCTACAACACCGACATCCCAGTCTACGAGTTCGGGGAGATGTTTTCGGAGGCAAAGCCGGCGCAGAAGGCACCCATAGAGCCGATCCACTTCAGCAACACTCGCTGGAGCGCTGAGAAGCCGACTATCGGCTTGGCGCAGTACACCCTACCCAAGCTAGATGTATCGGGTTGGATGGTGTTCGAGACCGGCCCTGATGGCAAGGTCGCCGATCTCTACTGGACGCAAACTCCGGACAGGCACACTCATCGCTCTGCCGAGTTGGCCCAGGCGGGTGATGTTGCCACTACCCTGCTCGACGTTGGGGCTGAGGCGAACCCTGTGGTTAATGCTGTTGGGCTTGGGCCCATCGCCGTCTTGAAGCTGGCGGCACCTTCTATCGCCAAGCATTACGGGACCTTCTCGACGTGCGCGAGCGTTCACGACTCAGCTCAGGACTTCGGATGGTTCGCCACAGTGAACAACCCGATTGCGGTTGCCACTGCTGCGCCCGTTAGCCTCGTGCTTGGGGCGGTGGCGTACTCAGTAAGCGCGCATCACCACAACGGCTTTTGGGATTGTCTCCCGGATGACTTGAGATGAAAAATAGACTGTTGTTAGCAGCGTTATGCTCGTTTGGGATGGGGGTTGTCCAGGCTAATCCGTACCTTACTTCTGACCCTCAGTGCTTTGACCCTACCGGAGCCGACGCATCGTGCCCAAACGGGTATGAGATCTCGGAGGATGACGGAGCTACTTGGCAGGAACTCGGGTCCTACATCGAAGCTGGTCCTGGATGACCAGCGACCCCCCAGCCCGGGTTGCGGGTACTTTATCGCCAGGGCGAAGTAGTGTATTCTGAACCTGCCGCCCATCCACGGCGGGGTACAAGTAGTGGGTTTCCACCCGGCTTTGCGAAGGCCGGATTGCTCCAATCACCTACCATACAGGCAATCGACATGAGCAATATTGTACCGTTTCAGTTCGAGTCACACCAGATCCGCACGGTTACCGACGAGCAGGGTGAACCTTGGTTCGTCGCTGTTGACGTGTGCAAGGCGCTTGACCTCGACAACGTGAGTCGAGCATTGTCCAGGCTCGATGACGACGAGCGCGCGCAAGTTGTTGATTCTGATACCCTGAATTCAAATAAGGGTAGTGGAATCAATGACTTGCTAAACATCATAAACGAGTCCGGCCTGTACTCTCTGGTGTTGGGCAGTCGCAAGCCCGAGGCCAAGAGGTTCAAGAAGTGGGTCACATCTGAGGTCCTACCGCAGATCCGCAGGACTGGCTCGTACATTGCCGGTCGGACATCCGCCGAGATGTTTGCCGAATCTGCGCGGTTGTTTCTTGAGCAAGAGCGGCGCGTGTTAGCTGTCGAGGCCGCGC